GACTATCCTCGATTGTTTGTTACACGGCAAGTTCTCCAGAGCTGGAGATCTTGGCACACACCTCACTATAACTGAAAAATTATGCGAGACTACAAGAGTCTCATTAATGTTTTCTTTGAAGTGTGATATGCCGCGTTGCTCAAAAGGAAGTAAATTCTTCTTTGAAGGACTCAGTCCAATTCATGTCAAGTCTGCTTTAAAAGCGACTCGAGCCATTGTTGATTGCATGGCCGATACTGACAATAAATTGTTCCTTCGTTTTTCAACTGAAGTTTTACTATCTATCTTTGTTTCTTTGGTTCGTATACCTTATGATTGTTTTATAAAATCATTAAAATACTTTACTGCTTACCCTCTTGCTTTCTTTCTTAAGAATGATCTTCCACCTTGTCCAGATAATTTATCTGGAAGCTACCCATTTCCAGGGAGCAACGGAATCCGATCATGGTTGAAAGTAAGACTCTTTAGTAAATCACATTACACAAGAAATCTCCAATTCTTTTGGTCCCTTCTCCAGGGTGTCAAAAGAGCTTGTGAGTTTGCTGATAATTCCTTCGTCGAAATGACGATGAAAAAACATAAGGAAGTTCTTAGTAAGGTCGACACTACTTGTACTTATTGTACAGATGATGGTCAATTCATTGACGATCAAGTTGAAGACTATGTTGAGAACAACGTTCAGTTTTTTAAGAAGTTTAATCCTAAGATTGAAAAGGATTACGAAATCAGTAACTCAGCCTGCTGGGAGCGAACCCGTTCAAATGGGGGAGCCCGAGGAGAGATCTTAGATCAAAGTAATGATGTTTACGACTCTGTTTATAGGTATGTAGTGTCATCTTCTCTTTCATCCGTACTCCACGGTATGATAGAAGTTAGACCTGGTGTTATTCAAGAACTTAGGGGAGTTAGATCCCCAGTATGGCAAGATCTCAATACAAAGATCTGTTCCGATCGCCCTAAAGCGATGGTTGCTGCTATACTCGAACCACTTAAGGTTCGTTTGATAACTAAAGGTCCAGCAATTGACTACTACTTATCTAAGAGTCTTCAAAAAGAGCTTTTTGCTTATTTACGGACTTTCCCTCAATTTGAATTAATTGGTGATCCTCTTCGTGAGGATCATCTCTATAGAATGATTGACCGGGAAAGATGGTTAAGCGATAAGGGTATGACTTTCTCACATTTTGTGTCTGGTGATTATTCGGCCGCGACTGATAATTTGAAGATTGCTTACACTAAAATTGGACTAGGAGCTGCATTGGCGAGATTTAACTCTCCCCTGATGCAAGCATACTGGAACACCCTTAGTGAACATGAAATCCACTACCCAAACAAGTTTGGAATAGAGGAATTTAATCAAAAATCAGGTCAGTTAATGGGTTCTCCTTTGAGTTTCCCATTCCTCTGCACGAATAATCTTATGGCTTACAAACTGTCTTTAGAGGATTATTTAGGAATTAAAATTCCATTCAAACATCTCCCATGTTTAATTAATGGTGACGATATCCTCTTTCGTACAAATCCAATCCACTACGATCTGTGGAAGAAGCGCGTAGCTTCAATTGGTTTTGATCTCAGTATTGGTAAGAATTATATACACGAGAAAGTTTTGACTATAAACTCCACCTGTTTTACTTACGTTAATAACGGTTTTAAAAAAGTGGATTTCTGTAATTTCGGGCTTCTATCCGGAACTTCCAAACTAGGAGGTTCCAGAGGTGAAGTGCGCGATAAGGCTGTAGATCTTTGTGATGCTTACACGAGAAGTGTATGTGGAGCAAGAGATAAAGTTCTGGCTCACGCCAAATTTCTTGTTCGTAATAGAGCAGATATACAGCGGATCACCTGCCGAGGCAGGTATAATCTATTCCTCCCAAGGGTATTGGGCGGTCTAGGTTTTCCTTCAGCTGAAGGGATCACTTATAGTGTAACACGTTTTCAGGCGTGTTTAGCGAAATTAATCAGAAAAACTCTTGATTTTAACCTAGTAGGTTTTAAGAGTGATGGAGTGTCAAATAGTATAAAGGTAAAAGAAACAAATAATAAAAAGAAAATCTTTATTGGTCAAGGTCCATTAAGGGAATATGAACGAATCCACGAGTCAAAGACTGTTGATTCAGTTAACAGTTCATACCTTCCAGACACCGAAACCAAATTTTTCACAAAGATCGGTGAAAAATATGATGCGAGAACCCTTTTCCCCTTCACATTGAAAAGGAAGATTGATTTGAATATCGATCAGGCTCTGTTCCGCATTTTAGTAGATTATTCTTTTTAGATAGATTATTCTATATTTACTAGTTTATTATTTTGATATTATTGTTTTGGTATTGTAGATTCGTGCTTTATTAGTTTTCATCGACCTGAGAAGTCGTTAAACTCATCCGCCCTTGGGTGGCTAAGAACCCCCAAGGATGTACAAATTCTTATGAAAACCAACAAAAGTGCGGCGAAGTCTACAGTCCGCCAGACCAAATCTGGACAAAACAAACCCCAACAAAATAATAATAATAATAATAAAATAAAGAAAGAAAATTTAATAATGGCTCCAACCGCTATATCCTCACAGTACAAGAATGATTCAGCATCATTCTCTTATTCACAGAAAGGTGACGGATCCGTAAGGATCAGACACCGTGAATATGTGAGAGATATTTCGGCTACTGGAGCAGCTTATGCTGTTCAATCAATTCCTATAAACCCAGGTATTAACGACCTCTTCGTGTGGCTTAGTGCTATTGCATTAAGTTACGAGTCATACATTTTTAATTCACTCTCTTTCGAGTTTGAATCTTCTGCAGTGACAACGGACCGAGGTACAGTTATGATGGGAATAGATTTTGATGCAGCGGACCCTCCTCCTACGACTAAACAACAGTTTATGTCTGTACATGGATCTACTCGATCTTCTGTATGGACACATCAGTGTTGTTCTGCAAGTTCGCAAGATCTACGGAAATTTGGAGTACAGCGTTACGTTCGTAATGCAGCACCCATTGGTACCCAAGACATCAAAACATATGATGTGGGTAATTTCCATATAGCCACACAAGGAACCGCAAACGTTACGTGTGGAGAGTTGTATGTCACCTATGACATCACTCTCCATACTCCGCAACCTTCCGGTTTGAATCAATTGTATGGTTATAATTGCAAATTCACTTCCAACATCGGTATCACATCCGCAAAACCCTTAGGTGATGCTTTTCTGACATTCGATGGTGGTCTAGCAGTTCGTTGGAGGACTAGTACATCTTTCTATATCGATACTATTGGTCAATATCTGGTTAACCTTCTTTATACAGGTTCCGGATTCGAATCAACTGACGCAAACACACTCTCCGTTAGTGGAGGTGGTTCTGCCTTGTCCTTATACGGGGCATGGCAAGTAACTTCGTCAGGTGGAGAAACATCTGCAGTGTACCGTGTTGATATAACACAACCCGGTGCTTTCATTTCCGTATCAATGTCAGGTAATAGTCCGACATTTTATGCGTATCGCATTTCTCCATATCTATCAGTACTTGACTAATAATAAAATGATTTTAGTAAATATAGTTCGTAAAATATAATATCCTTTTGAGCGCGTGCTTCCCTAACAATCGTCCTCATCTTTATGATGGGCCTGCTGTGGAAAGCGGGGTGTACTGTTGTTTATTGTATATATGAGATATAGGTGTCAGCTTTGTCTGGCACAACCTTTCTTTTACGAAGATTTCTGGATCTAATTCTCGGGCCGGAGTGTGAATTCACTCATCAACGGTTCCTTGGTTAGCTAGAAATCGGAAGAACAAGAAGGTAAAAGTTAGTTGTAGTGAACGGTAAAGTACCTCCGTTGTAAGTCTACAATCCACCAACCAAAATTCGAGATTAAGGCCGGTTTCAGAAGGTAGTCTTGAAGGCAATTGGCGTGGACTAACACTATATCAAGAGTATGTATAAACCGGGCCCCATAGAGCAGGATGCCGGCTAACGGCCGGGCGCCATAGCCTTCGGGTCAAAGCGACGGAAAGTGCAACAGAAAGCAAACCGCCGATGGCTCTTCGGAGATCAGGCAAGGGTGAA